CTCAAGGATGAGCCCGCCGGTGCAAAGCAGCATCTCGGCGGCGGCGCGTTCTCGAAGGTCACGTCAAAGACGGCGGCCGAGAGCCACGACACCAAGGTGGCGGGCTCCCGGGCTCCGAAGCGCTTCGCGCGCGGCGGCAAGGTCAAGGGGTCCACTACCAACATTGCGATTGTCGTCCCCAATGGCGGCAATCGTGGCGGCGCACCTTCTCCCGGCATGCCGCCCGGCGGACCCGCTATTCCTGCGATGGCGGGTCCGCCTCCGGGGCCGCCGCCCGGCCTGCCGCCGGGAGGCCCGCCTCCGGGGATGCCGCCGATGCGCGCCAGTGGCGGCAGGATCAACAACACCCTGCCGACCGACAACAGCAAGGCGAGCCTCAAGAAGTGGTCGGACCGCGCGAGCGCCAACTCGTACTTCCGTGGCGGTGCCGCGACCGGCGTCGGCCGCGAGGAGAAGGCCAACCGCATGAAGCGCGGCAAATGAGCCTCGTCCGCAGCCACTATTCCGGGATGCTCGGCGCGCGGCTCACTGAGCTGCGCGACAAGCTCGCCTATGAACTCGGAAGCGGCTGCGCGGCGGATTATGCCACCTATCGCCAGATTGTCGGCCGGATACAGGGCCTCGACGATGCATTGAAGATTTCCGAGGACGTCGACCTCGTATTGAACGGAGAGTGAATGTCGATTGCGAGTGCTACCAAGATTGAGCAGATCAGCCGCGCTGCGGACCCGAAGAAGGCAATCCTCGCCGCCCTCGGCGATTTGACCGGCGCGGAGGTCTTTGACGACCTCGTCCTGGTCGCGACCTTTATCCGCAACGAGAAGACCAAGGCCGGGCTCTATTTGCCGACCGAGCACCTCAAGGAAGACGAATACCAGGGCAAGGTTGCTCTCGTCGTCAAGACCGGGCCGCTCGCTTATGGCGAATGGGAAAGCGACCGCGACAAGGGCCAGAAGGCCGCGATCGGCTCCTGGATTGTCGCCGCCATCAAGGATGGCTGGCCGGTGCAGATCAACGGCGTCGCCTGCCGCTTCATCCCTTACGAGAAAATCCGCATGCGTGTCTCCGACCCGACGATGGTGTTCTAATGCCGCGTATCAAGCCGCCACGTAATCAGGAACAGCCCGCGCTCGCGCCCGAGCCTGTCCCGCCGCCGACCGAAGATGTCACCTTCAATCTCGACGATCCGTCCACAAACGCACCTGTCGAGATTGACCTGGCCCCGCAGGAGCCGGAGGAGCCGAAAGACTCTCCGGCGGCTCCAACTGCTCCTGCGGCGGCCGAGACGGATGCCGTCAAGCGCGCCCTAGAGGCAACGCAGCGCGCGGAGGACCTGCAACGGCAACTGGCCGAGATGCAGCGCCAGAACGCCCAGCGCGAGCAGGAGCTGCAACGCGAGCGCGGCGACCGCGAGGACGCGCAATACAATCACATCCTCTCGACCATCGCGGCCGAAGAGAATGCCTTGCAGAAGGCCGAGGGCGATTACGCCAACTTCGCGTCTGCCGGTGATTGGGTGCAGGCCGCACAGGCGCAGAAGGCGATGGCGACCGCGACATCGCGCATCGACCGGCTCAATGACAACAAGGAGGCCTTCGAGATCAGGCGCAAGGAAGCGCCGGCAACACCGGCGGCCCCGGCGCAGCAGAGCTTCGAGGAGAAGATCAGCGGCTTGCCCGCCAATGCCAGGGACTGGCTCCGCTCGCATCCGGAGTTCGTTACCGACCCCAGCCAGAACCGGAGGATCAACGCGGTCCACGGCTACCTGACGCAAACCCGTGGCATCAAGGAGTTCTCGAAGGAGTTCTTTGACGCCATCGATGCCGAGTTCGGCTTCAACCGCGCCGCGCCCGAGGCTGAGCCCGCGCCGGCACCATCTAGGAGGAGCATGCCTGTGTCCGCACCTGTCTCGCGCGACGTCCCGACCGCGTCGGGGCAGCGCCGAACCAATAGCGTCACCCTATCGGCCGAGGAGCGCGAGGTCGCGCGCAATTCCTTCGGCTCGGTCAATGGTGCGCCAGACCTTACGCCGGACCAGAAGGAACGGCTCTATGCGCAGAACAAAGCGAAACTCGCTCGCATGCGCGCCAGCGGCGAATATCGCCAGACCACGGAGCAGACGGGATGACCGAACAGACTGAGAGCCCGAAAAAGCGCGGCGGATGGCCGAAGGGCAAGCCGCGTGCGAAGCCGGAGGAGGTGAAGGCCGCCGCCGATCGCGCCGAGGCCCGCGCCAAGGACCCGAAGGCCTCGATCTTCGACAAGATGAAGTCGCGCCCGAATTGGGAGACCGACGATTTCGTTGGTGTCGGCGAGGACTATGTCGATCGTCTCCGGGTCCCGCCCGAGATCATTGACGCCTTGAACCGCGACGGCGTCGCGCTGCAATGGATCACCCGCTCGGTGCGCGGCCAGGAGACACCGCAGGAAGTCTCGAAGATGACGCGGGGAGGGTGGACGCCGATCCATCAATCCGACTTCGACGGCATCCTCGATGGCATGTTCATGCCGAAGGGCCATGACGATGTCATTGTGGTCGACGACTGCATGCTTGTCGCCCGGCCCGCCGAAATCCATGCCAAGGCCAAGCTTGCCGAGCGCCGCGAAGCCGTGCGCCCGGTGCAGACCATCGAGCAGCAAATCCATGGGCGCGGCATTCCCGGCGTCACCGGCGCGGATCACCCGACCGCGACGCGCGGCAATGCGATCAAGAAATCTGTTGAGCGAATTGAGATTCCGGAGTAAGCCCGCGACTGTCCTTGCATGGACATTCTCCTTGTAGGGTTTCCTCCCTCAACCTTGGCCCGGGGCTCACGCCCCGGGCTTTTTTCATGCCTATTGACAATGAGGCAAGGTGTGAATTAAGAATCACGCCATTGATCCCGCGCCGGGATTGATGACCGCCCTCCGCGCGCCGTGGAGGCCCCCAGTGTGATCGCTGCGAGAGCAGCTTGATCTCAGGAGCCTCCAAATATGACGAACACGCTCATCAACCCGACCCTTGGTCTCCAGTCCTGGCAGCAGAACGAAGGTTCGTCGCCGACTGCGGGCATGACCCCGGTCTGGATCGCATCGACCGACGCCAGCCTGATGTTCCGTGGCGACCCCGTCGTTCCGTCCAGCTCGCCGGGCGCGAACAACTCAGGCCGTTACATTACGGCCCCGGGCAGCGGCAACACCGTCCTGCTCGCTGGCGTCTTCCAGGGTTGCTACCAGTTCCAGCCGAGCGCGGGCCGCATCGTCTGGTCCAACGCCTATCTCGGCACCGTTTCGGGATCGACCGGCGACATCAAGGCCTACGTCATCGACAATCCGGACCAGCTCTTCCTGGCGCAGGGCTCGACCGGCGCGGCGATCGGATCGTCGCAGATCGGCTGGGGCATCGGCTTCACGGCGAACTCGTCGACCGGCAACCAGACCACCGGCTATTCGAATGTCGCCTTGCAGTCGACCACCACCGGATCGACCTCGACGTTTCCCCTCCGCATCGTTGATTTTTACTCGGCGTTCGCGCCGGGCGGCGGCGCGTTCGGCAACGTCAACTTCAATTCCAGCGTGACCGGCGGCGTCATCAACGGTCTCGATAACTCCAACCCGGCGAACATCGTGCTCGTCCGCATGAACAACTGCGAACGTCTCAATCTGACGTCGCGCAGCACGTCGTAAGGAGGACACGTAAATGCCCGTCGCACTTTCACAGATCAAGGACCTCCTTCTCCCGGGCCTCTGGGGCATCGATGGTCGCTACCCGATGATCGAGCGGCAATGGCCGCAGATTTTCAAGCAGGTCGACTCGAACATGGCGCTTGAGCGCCGTGCCGCGATGCGGTTTCTCGGCTACGCGCAGCTCAAGAACGAGGGCGCGCCGACCGCAACCGACAACAACTCGGGTCAGCGGTTCGTCTACAACGCCCAACACTTTGAAATTGGGCTCATGTACGCGATCACAAGGCCCGCGATTGACGACAATCTCTATAAGGCCGAGTTCGGTCCGAACAATGACGGCCTCATGGAGGCCTTCAAGGAGACCGAAGAGGTCTACGCGGCGAACATCATCAACAACGCGACCATCTTCAACCAGCAGGTTGTCGGCGACGGCGTCTCGCTGATCAACACCGCACACCCGACCGACGCCGGCAACATCGCCAATCAGCCGTCGCCGGACGTCTCGCTCAATGAGACCTCGCTCCTCAACTCGGCGATCACCATTCGCTCGACCTGGAAGAACAACGCAGGTCTCAAGATTCACGCACGCGGCCAGAAGCTGGTCGTGCCGGCGAACCTTGAGCCGATCGCAGCGCGTCTGTTCCGCTCGGAGCTGCGTGTCGGCACCGGCAACAACGACGTCAACGCGATCCGCGAAATGGAGCAGTCCTTCAAGGACGGTTACATGGTCTACGACTACCTGTCGTCGGCCTTCGCGTGGTTCGTGCTCACCAACATTCCGGGGCTGGTGTTCTTCAACCGCAAGGCGTTCGAGACCGACATGAGTGTCGAGTTCTCGACCGACAACCTGCTTGTGAAGGGCTACCAGCGCTATGTGCCCAGCTATTACGACTGGCGGCACATCTACGGCACGTTCCCGACGTCGTAAGGGAGGCGCGCGCCAATGACCGTCACCGCATTCACCGGCCCGACCATCTCGTTCGGCACGGTGCTGACGTCGACTTCGGGCGACGGCATCACCGGGCAGGATTACGAGCACAACGAGCAGCGCGCGCCGCAGTTCTCGGACCTCGGCGATGCGCTGATGGACCCGCGCTCGGCCTATATGTACCAGCCGGGCTCCGGCCCCTCGGTACGCACGTTCGGGTTCTACAACAACACCGGCCTCGTCGACTATGTGCCGAGCGCGATCAATTCGAGCGCGTTCGTCGTCAACACCGGCTCGTCCGGCGTCTCGACGTTCACGCTGACCTCGGGCATCTCCTCGAACGGCACCTTCGCGACCACCATCATTGCGCCCGAGACCGGCAAGGCGACGGGCACGCTGATCGCGGTCGACTCGACGGCGGCCTTCCTGACCTTCGGTTCGGCTGGCACCATGGCTGTCTGGAACCCGGCCGCCGGCACCGGCCGCAACATCACGATCAAGCCGTCGAGCAACCTTGACG